CTAGCTTGCTGATCAGCTTGATATTGCGCCATATTGCGAGCATCTAGCGCACTCGCTCGCTCACGGGCAAGGTTAAGCGGAAGGTTGTAGTCCAGATCTGGCCCCATGCTCTGCCCAAGGCCCAATCCAGTTCCAGCAAGCGATGTGCCTGCGGTGTACGAGGCTGGGGTTGTACCCAGCATAGAAAGTCCCGGCGCAGTGTAAAATTGCCCGGCTTGCGAGAATGCCCTCTGTCTGGCTGCGTCAGCCTCGGCTCGTTTTTGAGACATGACATTCTCACGGCCCATCACCTCGGCGGCAATCGCAATGTTTCCACCAAGACGACCAGATGCCTGAGCGGCTTCTCTAGCGGATTGCTGATACATCCGCTGCTCCTCTGGCGTTACGCCTTGTGCTGATGCCGTTGCTCGTTCAGCTTCAGCAGTAGAGGCACGAACCATTGCCTCTTGCTCTGGGGAAAGTGCGCCAGCGAGACCCCTAAACAAGCCCGTTTGCCCAGTCATCGCTCCAAGCTCCTGTGCGCGGAGGTCTGCCATTTGCTGTGCAGCCCCAGCCCCTGCTTGCTGTTGCAAGCCCATCAGCCCAGTCAGTGCTTGACCACCAAAGTCAAACCCTTGCTGCATGAATTGCGGGGTGTACCGACCCTGCAATTTAAGAAACGCTGGAAGTGCTTGATTATAGTATCTAGTGACTCCTCGTAGCTGTTGGCGTGGTAGTCCACTTCCCCAAATATCAGTCGGCATTGGCACATCTCCACCGCCGCCTCCAAAAAGTGATCCCATATTATTTTATTCTGTTAAGTGTTTTTTGATAGTCCCAGAGTCTTATCCTAGGTGATTTATTGAAGTCCCTACTAAATGCAATGTAATCGAATTGGTCTTGGAATAGGTGCATGATTGGTTGCATGTACCCGGCGCAGTAGGTGACGAACAGGGTGTTTGAGTGGTGTCGTTCAACTGGCGTGGTTGGATCAGATGAATCTGAAAAGAATCCGCTCCCAAAGCAATCTGGTTGGCACAGCACAAAACCATTGCACATATGCCAGTCAAGCAAGTGTGTAAAGTTAATATTGTGTGATGCGTAGTCATGAATTGCTTTTGCTAGGTGCTGGTTCATCCAATAATGATTACACTATTCTCATCAAAATTTAATGGAGATGGTTGAGCATCATCTGTTTCAACTTTTGCGTATGAATTTACCGAATCCGCCCGATTAAGTGCAGCAAAACGAGGTTGACTGGTATTATTGGTGCTACACACACCAGCATAGAACGCATTTGGCATTGCCTCAGTGAAGTTGATTAAAAACACTCCAGTGGATGGTCTTGAAACACAAGACACATTTCCTCCAGCCCGAATAACAACCAAAACAACGGTAGCTGTTGTTGTTGCTGCGGTGCTTGCCCCAGTAACTATTGTAAATGTATTATTGTCAACTTTTGTGATAGTGTAAGACGAGTCTGCTATTGTTGCACCAAAATCAATATAAACCCTGTGGCCAGTTAACAATCCGTGATTTGTGATTGTAATTGTTGCTGTAGTTGACCCAGATAACCTAACCGCAGTGCCACTGATGTTCGCCGTAACAGTACCTTGAAAATTAACCCAAGCCCTAACCCCAAAAATGGGAGCAGTTCCAGTTGGCACATTCATCTTGGCAGTCCCAACAGTTAACGCTCCAGTGGAAGTCGTTTCTCCAGTAACCGTGGCGTTTCCAGTAATGGTAGTTGGATTAGGAAGCGAGATGGACGATGTCGTCCAACTTGGGCCACCTGTGGAAATTTTCGCTGGAGTTACGCTTAAATCTGCTAATTTTGCTGTAGTTACACCATTAGCTCCATCTCCAATTTGCATTTGGCCACCAGCAGTAATTTGTAATCCTTGACTAGGCACTACAGCACCAGAGACAAAAAACGAATTGTCCATGATGTTGTTTAGTTTCGCAGATGTGATCTGCTCGTTATTAACAAATGAGTTTGTTGTATCGACGACTGCCATAACTTATTTCTGTGATATGATTGCTCTATTGGATACGGCTCCAGATATTTTAACTGAATGCACCTTGGGGGAACCGCTAGTTCTTGTCAAGATCATTGTTCCTGTATATCCGCGAAGGCCACCAAGCCTGCCCCTAACATTTGCGGTTTCTTCTTCATTATCGCCATTAGATAGATCGCCAATTAAAGCGTTAGTGCTACCAATGGGGAAGGCGTTATCTGGATCTTCGGTAGAAAATGAAACATTAAATGTAGATGGCGACCCAGCAGGGAAAGATTGTATCTGTGTCTGGAAATCCGTGAACCTTTTGCGCTCTTGTGTCCCAAGGTCGTAACCACGGGTGGTCAAAGAAGAGTTAATTGGCTCAATATCAATGGTTGTGCTTCCAAACTCTGAGGATATGCTGTCATCCTGTGCGTCTGCTGCTTCCATTTTATGGATTCCACCACTAGATGATACAGCATAAAGGTCGTTTCTTACCCCAGCACCAGCAGTTACAAAGTCTGTAATCAAAAAACCAGAGCTTCCATAGGTGTCAAGAGACTCCCAGCCCTTATTCAAGAAGTTGAACACCAGAATAGCGTTATTTCCCTGTGCATCGTCAGCACCAATTACAGAATCAAGCGGGACTGCAAGGTAATACCGATTATCGTAATAAACCGCAGTAGCATTTCCAGCTAGTCTGGCGTTAATGCGGTCAATATATGGCTGGATGTTCTTTGAAAGCGGTTCCTCCGTACCACGAAGGTTGTAATCATTAAGGAAGGTGAGGGCATAAACCCCGTTATCAGACAGGAATATCAAGTTGTTAGCCTGCATTACAACGGACTTGCGAGACAAACAACCCACCTCGCTGGTGAGTTCCTTAACCACGGTGTCGGCAAGGCTTCCTTGAGTGCCAATAACCGCATGGATGCTATTGCGGTTCATTACCACCAACGCATCGTCGTAAAATCCGTGCATCGCTACTACATAATCTGCCGTCCCGCCAGAAATACGGAACTGATTCAGTACTCGGTCATAGGTGTTGCTGTCCAAAATGTCAGACGCGATGATCTCATCGGAGATTCCACGACTCGTATAGGTCGATGATGTCAATGTGCCACCATTCTCGTACAGGTACGGAACCCACAGGCGGCGTTGGAAGTAGGTTGCCCAAGGTGGGCCGGGCATGAACGAAAAGCCAAGACCAATGGACTCTTGTTGCGAGTAGTGGATATGGTGGGTTCCGTTAGGCTCAGTAGTAAAGAACCTCCAAGTATTAAATGTAGGAAGTGCTGAAACATTTAATATGTCCCCAACATTTAAGACTTTAAGTGATGTCTGTGTCTGGGTGAGCCTTAATGATTGTCCAATGGAGAAAGGGTTATCTTGAAGTGCTGTAAATGCGTACTCGGTATCAGGGAAAAATGAACCGGTCGCTAATGTCGCAACCTTGGTGGTTCCGTTGTAATCATTGATTGTTCTTGTGGCCGCAGAAATCGAAAGCGTTGCGTTATTGTAGAAATCGTCAACTGGAGACGGAATAAACCCATCATCGAAAAACGCAGGAAACATTATGGTGTTGCTTGCCTTGCGAACCGTAGCTCCAGTAACAGTGTATGTGCCAGTAGCCCCAGTCAGAGGAATTGTAAAAGTGGTGGTATTGGTAACTGTAGCAACACGAACACCGTTGGGATCTGGCCCAGCAGACTGTGTTATCCCGCTAATTAACACGGAGTCCCCAGTCGTCAATCCGTGGGTTGTTGATGTTACAATGGTGACGATGTTTGTTCCAGCGGTTGCGCTAGAAATATCATAAGAAATCCCAACACCCCTTGCAATTCCAGTAGATGCCTGTAGGTCTCCGGCATCTATGGTAATTGTGGCAGTGCCATCTAAGGTTACAATGTTGTTGTTTTTAGTGTAGTCCTTTCCTGCTTGGTACGGGCCACCGGGAACCTTGTAGAACTGGGTGCTAACTCCATCCCACTGCAAGGCAGACTGCCCACCACGGAAGATGATTACCTTGTCAAAGACCTGCAGCATCGAAACCTCAACCCCAGCATCCAAGGTGATGCCAGTAGGAAAGGTCAAATCTGTAATCCCAGAAGTGCCGGTATCTGCAAGCTTGGACACCTCGATCTTCTTTACCCCAGCATTAGTCGCCACAAGGATGTACTCCTTATTGCTCTCGTTGGGGTTGCTGAACAGACATGAGGCACGTATGTCAGATATGACATCGTCATTCACCTGTGAACGCACAAACCCAACAGTTCCGCTAACGGTAAGAGATCCATCAGCCCCTGTATTCTCAAAGGTTAAGGTGGTCGCTCCAGTAACGGTCATCAGGTAAGCACCAGCAACAATGCCAGTTAAAGGTTGCACAGATGGTTGAGCCGTATCACCCAAGGTGGCATAAGCCGTGCCGACTGTTAAATTATGAGTAACTGATGTGGTAATGGTCACCACATTGGATGTTCTACTCGCTGAAGCAATTGCCTTGCCGCTCTGAATCAAAAAGAACGGCAACCTCAACGGAGATCCAGTAGTAGTCAGACTGGTCTTCTGGGCAATGACCGCCTTACGAGGCTTCCAGTAACCCTCCATCCGCCCGTTAAGGCTCTCCCTTACCTCACCCTCCGCTAACTGGTTAAGCTGAAGTCTACGGTTCACACCATAGAACCCACGATCACCAGCATCGGCAATCGAGTCATCCAGCCCACCAGTAGACCTAAACTGGGACATTATGCGTAGTACGCAATAACCGTACCAGAACTAATTTGAACTTTGGTAAAGATACCACCAATGCCACCACCCGCAGCAAGTGTCTTGCCATCAAGGTTGGAAATGTCATCCAAGTTACCAGCAGTCTCTCCAGCACCAGCCTCAATTACGCTGTCAGCAATCGCTTGAATCCAACGGAATAGACCAGTCGCGCTGTCAGCACCAGTAAGCACGATGCCACCCATTTGGCCTTGTAATTGATATGAGTCGCCTCTAGGCATAATATAAATAAAGTATCAACCCAACACCATGTCGGGCATGCTTCTCAAATGCGGAGGGAATCACCATGCGTCAAGGGGGAACTTGTGGGTGTCATTGCCCCCCCATTCACCCCACATTACAAGTCAAGCATTGGTCAAGCGCAAGTAAAGTACCACCCACGGGTTCGCGTGCCGAGTACCAAACGCTCTTGCAGAGGCGCGGGGTGGTAGCGTCAAATTGCAGGGGGAACGCCAACTTGGCAAGTTCCCAGTCGGGAACATCGGGGTGGATTGGAGGGGGTGGGATGGGGAAATGTGCGTGAGCGGGAATAGTGATTTTACTTTTGACAATAGGACTCCTTTTGTTACAATCATCGCATGTCCAACAATTGTGGAACCTACATCGTCAAATGCGGCAACACCGCTTACATCGGATCAAGCTCAAATTTCCAGCAAAGGAAGTCCGCTCACAAGCGTGACCTTGAGCGGGGAATCCACCCGAACCAAAACCTTCAGCAGGC